TCCTCGCATCGAAGACTACCGGGGCAACATTGCAATCAAGGAGAAACCTTCCCTGACAAGCCTGGCCTCGGTAACAGGCAACCTGGCCTTTGGCATGTCAAAGGACGACCCCAAGCGAGGCATGTTTACAAGCACACAGGCCTCTCAGGCCGTCAGCTCGGAAAACTACTCGCCCAACATTAGCCGCACAGGCTACGACAACGTGATTGCCCACCGCACCTCGGAACTCTATTCCAAGGTAGCAACGGACGATGGCAAGGTTACAAAGGTTACTGACGACCTGCTTGAGATCACCTACTCGGACGGTACGGTTGATAAGTACCCCCTTGGACTTCAGATTGGTGAGGCCAGCGGTGAATACCACCGTCATACCCGTATCACGGATATGAAGGAAGGTGACAAGTTTAAGAAAGGTGATGTGGTAGGTTGGGACCGTCAGTGGTTTGCCAGGGATATCTTTTGCCCTGGTCAGGTCTCCCTGCTTATGGGACGCATGGTGCGTATTGCACTTGTAGAAGATCAAGACACCTATGAAGACTCCATTGCTATCTCCAAGGAGATCATGGAAGAATCGATTACACCTTTTATCAAGGTGCAGCGGTTCTCGGTTGATGTTGAGCAACTCATCAACTTTAAGGTTAAAGAAGGTGACGAAATCGACTATGATGCGATTTTATGCGAAATCGAAGACGACCACATGCTGGGTGGTACAACTGAGGGTTCTCTAGCGGAAGATGTAAACCGCTTGGGCATCAAACAGGTGCGTGCTCCCCACCATGGTCAGGTGGTAAAGATTGAGGTTATCTACAACTCTCCGCTGGACAAGATGTCTGACAGTGTGCGCAAGTTCATTGTTGCCAGCGATAAGAACCGCAAGCGCAAGGCCTCGATTGATGGCAGTGTTGAAACAGGAAGCGTGGGTAACAACCTAAACGTTAACAAACCTGTTCTTAGCCCTGGCAAAGCCTTGTTTACGGTTTACATTGAGTCGATGGACCCCAGCACCATCTCTGACAAATACGTCATCGGCAACCAGATGAAGGGTACAGTGGGCGGCGTTATGAAGCGGCCACTGATGACACGTGATGGTCGAAAGGTTGACGTCAAGTCAAGCTTTAAAGGTATGTTTAACCGCATGGTGTTGAGCCTTCGGGACAAACTTGCCAACAACGAGATGGCCATCCACATCACCAAAGAGTTCGTCGCCATTTACAGGGGTAAGAAGTAATGAATTACAGTACCGTCAACGGTGTTAAAGATATCCAGGTCCTTTTGAAAGAGGCAGGTGTCTACACTGGCAGAATTGACGGTGTCTGGGGCAAGGGATCTCGCGATGGTATCATGAAGATGTTTTATGATTACCATCTGCGGGCTAACGGGGGCCGTACGGTCCCCCTTCCCATTGTTGCAGGCTCCGACTTTGCTGCTGCTACGCAAGCCATCAAGGATATCCAGAGCAACCTCAAACTGTTCCAGCTCTACCAGGGCGCAGTTGACGGTGTGATGGGCGTCAACACCTACGGTGGCTTTCTCAACGTCTTTTCCAGCTACCGTGCCTACCAGCACACTCCGGTCTATGGCTTGGGGTGGAGCAAAAAGGTGCCAGCATCTTTTGCCGCCCGTGTCTCGGAGTGGTGCAAGAGCAAGGGCTACTGGCCCAACGCAGCCAGCGCACTTATGGGCTGCATGCATTTTGAGTCGGGTGGTACCTTTAACCCGGCCAAACAAAACAACGGTGGTTCAAACTATTTTGGTTTGATCCAGTTTGGTGAGGCTGCTGCCAAAGACCTGGGCGTATCGCTCAATGCGTTGAAACTTATGACGCAGATGGAACAGCTCGAGTACGTGTTCAAGTACTTTGAGATGTGGGAACGCCGCGGCAAGGTCTTTCGTCGTTTGGAAGACTTCTACCTTACCATCTTTTACCCTGCTGCTGTTGGTAAAGCGCCAGATGCAGTTTTGTTTGAAAAGAACTCTCCCATTCCGCTCATTGCCAAATCGTACCTGCAAAACAACGGGTTCGATGCTGACAAGAATGGCGACATCACCATTGGTGAGATCTCTGTTCGTTTGTACCAAGCCTATTACGACGGCATGGACCCGGCCAACCGGACTGTCCTGTCTGCTGTTGCCTAATCCATCCGTTTCCTGAGGAGATCAGTCCATGACTGACCAAACACTGATTAACAATATCCTAACTGTGGCCAACACCACAGAGCTGGTTAAAAAGACCATTGCCAAGGTGGGCTTGGAATTTATCGCGCCACTGGACGAGTCTGTTCAGGACGAAAAGATCAGCAAGGCCATCCTGGCTCGCGTTAAAGGGGATTCGAAATGATTCGTGAATCAAGCATTGCCTTGGGCGAACTTATCGCGGTAGCTGGCGGTGTGTTTAAACCGTCTCCAATCGTGGCAGGCCTGAATGGCGAATCCATCGGTGCCCTCACCTATGGCGACGATTTCCGCAACGAGATCGTAGCTACCACCCAGGAAGGCATGCACACCGCTATTCTGGAAGCTGCCAGTGATCGCTTGGCTGAGATCATTCGTGATGCCATGGGCAACATTCGTCAATACGGTGTTCCTCTGGCCAAGAAGGTTGTAGACGGCACCAACCTGCTCTATTCCAAGGACCGTTTGCGTGGCCTGGTCAATGATCAGTTCTTCATTCGTTACATCAACATTGAAGACCCGTTCTTTGCCTCTCCGCTCTACCCCGCCGAAGTTCGTGACAAAGCGCTCACCTACACCTCGGTTGATCTCAACCTGCTCAAGCAGCTGGTCTTTGAGTGGCCTGAAGAAGATGCAGTGCGGTCGTTTATCGACAGCTCGCATCCCGACATGGTTGAGATTCTCAACAACCAGGACGAAAGCCTCAACAACGCAGGCATGTACCTGGGTCAGCTCAGCGAACTCAGCGAGCTGTTTGAATCCAAGAACGGCGTGTTTGACTTTTCCAAGGTCAAGTCGCTGCGTGTCAACCTGCTGCTCAAGATGTATGTGCTGCTCACAAAGATGTACAGCAGCGATCGTCCAGTACCGTGGCTGAAGCAGGGTGAGCTCTCGGTCTACCGCTCCTACGTCAACCTGATGTGGAACGGCATGACCCTCTACCTGATCCACCTCAAGCGTGTGGTAGACGCCTACCGTTCGCGTGGCATGGTGATCGTTCAGGAAGAGCCTGTGCGCATGGTTGCTCACCCAAGCGGTGAATACCAGGATGCACGTTTCCTCAAAGGCAAGGTGCAGGTCTACTACACCAATGCCATGCTGGCAAAGGTTGACGAAGCAGCTGTAAGCTTTCCTGAGGCTGTTCTGGGCTACTTCTGGGCAAACGTGACCGGTACTCGCATGGACATGGCTGAGCTTGTTACAGGCCCTGCTGCGGGCGCTGCCAAGGCCAAAGAGTACTACGCTCATATCCACGAGCGTTTGTCCGCTCAGTCTCGTGACCTGTTCATCCGTCATGGCCTCAAAGCCATCGCTGACTTTATCAACGAGCACCCCAACCTTTCGGCTCGGGTCTCTGAGATTCGTCAAAAGAACAACGAGATGATGCCAAACTGGCTGCGCAACAACTTTTTCAATGCACTGGAAAAGGCGCACTACCTGATTGCTGACAAGCTTGGTTCGGGTGATGTTGTTTCGGCTGAAGGCGATGACGGTCGTTTGGATGTGATCTTGTCCACGCCTCTGGTTCCTACGTTCCTGCGTGCCTGCGGTGTTAACACTGCTGCAGACATTATTGAACACACCTTTATCGAAACAGGCTGCGATGACAATGTCAAAGACAAGCGTCAGCGTTTGCACGTTTCCTTGATCGAGCTGATCGTCTCGCATTCGCTTGATAAGGCGTAACAGGCATGGATGTTGAAAATCTCAAGCACGATCCGTCACTTGGTGACAAGCTGTTGCAAGAGTTGGAGGATGGTTCCGTAGTTGCAAAGCGGGACTTTGAAATCCATCTCCCCAAACGTTTTGTAGACAAAGGAATGGCTACCGTTGAGGAGACAGTTACAACAGCTGTGGTGCTGGGGTTGGTATTGCCAGGGGAAGCTTACGCTTCCCTTGTCTCTCTCATGGACATTACCCTTGTACCTCTCAGTATTCGCGAAGTGGCCATTAAAGGGACGCCGTACCTTGTGTTGGAGTTTACCAAAGGCGACACGGTAATTGAAAACACCCAGGTGCTGCAGGATTCAAACAAGCCCTATGCGTACTACATGGAGTTCTTCTACTATGCCAAGCTTCCTTGGTATGTTACTGAAAACATCTTGAGCAGCATGTTTGATAATGCTCGCAATGAGAGTGGCAGTGATGTGGGTAGCAGTCCCCAGGTAATGCGTGTTCCTGTGTCGCTGATGTTTCGCGATCCAGACAATCTGGAAAAACCGTACCGGGGCAGTAAGGCAATGTTGGAAGGGAGATCGCCGGTTATCGTAGGTCTAAACAATAGCGGTCTGTTGATTGACGGTACCTTCCCAAAACTGGGCGGTGGCTACATGAGAGATAACACCCTGGCTGCTATCGTTAACCCGGACACCAAAGTTACTGACCTGGAAAAAGTCATTAAAGGGGTCCCAACATCATGACAAAAGTTATAAGCTTTGGCAACACAATCTTGCCCAAGTCGGGCAAGCGGGGTATTTTGAAGCCCATGGATCAGGGTGGTGAATACTACCTGATCAACGCTGGTGGTTTCAACATTCCCAACCGGGCCGGTATTGTCTACCGGTTTAACGACTACCTCAAGGAGTGCATGCGGCCAGACAGCGATCTGAACCGTCGTATCTCTGAAGGTCAGGTTCAATGTGAACTTGGTCATCCGCCCCAGTACTTCTGGGAAAACGTTAATGGGCGTATTGTGCAAACGCCTATCACTGACGTGTTTCAGTGGATCCACCGCTTGCGCACTGTTATGGACCAGCATGTCTGTGGTTCTATCCGCAAGATTCACTGGGTGATGACAGGGGGCGACAACGACCCAATCTACAACCAGATCGAGGTTCGTCCCTTTGGTGTTCACAAGCAGATCCTCAAGGATAGCCTTGAAGATCCTGACATGAACACGGCGTTTAGCATTCGCACCGTGACCAAACCGCAAAAAATGGGTGATCGTGTGCGCGAGGTGGATTACTTCTCCACCTACGACATGGTGATCGAACAGGGCATGCTCGAAGCCTGCAAGCACAGGACTGCTGGTTTGGAAGACTTTATGTCCTCTGCGCTGGCCAACCCTACGCCTGCTGAGATCACCACAACGATGGACGAGTTCTTCTTTATGTGCGATCAGCAACTAAAGAGCGACTCAATGGTGGCTCGTTTCGCCGGTAACGAAAGTTACAACCGGGTCAACGAAATGGTAGACCAGCTCAAGAAGCGTTACACCAAGGACAAGCCAGTTCAACTGGTACGTTCCAGCTCGTTGTCGGTTTTTCGGTAAGCTTGTTAATTCTCTAGGGCTGGGGGCTTTGCCTCTGGCTCTAGACTCTTTTATATTTTTAAACTTGGTTCGTATGTCTATAGGCTAACGGGGCCCCTACGAATTTTAACGAGGAAGAAGTACATGAAATATCAAGGTGTTACTCCTGCTAATGCAACTCTGATGCTGGAACAGCTCTCCTTTCTGAACACCGTGCGTGATTCGATCGGTGCGGCAATTGTGATTGGCGCGCTCCGTGCAACCTCTGAAAAGGAGTGGGAGAACAGCATTGACGCCAACACTGGCGAGCACCTGATCAAGGGCGTCTTTACAAGCTCTTCCAAGAGCGATGCGGTGCGTATCTACATTGCCAAGGTTGTGGCACAGTACATGCGTTCGGTAGGCGTACGGGTCACTGCCTGGACCAAGGCTACCATTGCAGGTGAAAACTTCACCAACGTTGCCATCAGCAACAAGATCGCAGCTACCGAGTTTCAGACAGCTGATGAGCTGTTCAAGATTGTGGCTACTCGTCTCATGGGTTTTGACGACGGCCTGATCGCCTTTGCCCTGGCCGTAACTCCACGTGAAAAGGCTGAAAAGCTGGTAGCCTACATTGCTACCCGTTACGACCTGGTCGACGACGGCGAAGCAGCGGTAGAAGGTTACCTGGGTTCGGTAGATGAACTCACCGAGATGTTTGAAGAAGACCGTTTCTCGGATATCTTCTTTATCCAGCAGACTGCGGCTACCATCGAGTACTTCATGGCTCCGCTGGAAGACGGTACCGCGTTTATGACCGACCCGTTCGACATTATGTCCATGTTGACCAGCCAGCACCGGACAGGCTACATCATGCCTATGGCGGATCTGCTTCCGGCACCTGAAGTGACCCAGATTGTTATTGACAAGGATGATACAGATCCTGTTGCTACTCTGGAACACGTTCGTAAGGAGTACCCAGGTTCTTTCATTGCGGTGCTTCCAAATGGCAGCTCGATCGAAA